CCAACGGTACTGAAGTTGAAGGCAAATCATCTTTAATGTCTTTAGACGTTGCAGATGCTATTGAGTGGATTATGCCACAAATAATGAAGTCATTCACTCAAACGAACGAAATCGTTATCTTTGACCCATGCGGTCCAGAGGATGAAAGACAAGCTGAACTAGAATCAGAGTACGTTTACAATATTCTGATGAAGAAAAACCCAGGTTTCATATTGGTCCACCAGTTTGTTAAGGATGCGCTATTACAGCGTAATGGAATTCTTAAGTGTTACTATGAGTCTCATGACCAGGTAACTAAAGAAGAGTATACCGGTTTAACAGAACAGCAATTACAAATGCTGTTGTCTGATAAGACCGTTGAACTCTTGTCTATGGAACAAATAATAGACATAGACCCAATGCTTGGTCAGCAAATACTGTTTAATGTTAAGATTCAGATAACAGTAAAGAAACCAAAAATCCGCGTCCTACCTGTACCTCCAGAAGAGTTCAGGGTTAACTCAAGTCATAACTCAATTGACTTAACAGATGCTAGGTTTACTGCGCATGTAACAAACAAAACTCTTTCACAATTGCGTGAGGAGGGCGTTTCTGAAGGCATACTTGACGAGCTAAGTACAGGATTTAACAACCAGTCCAATTATCGTTTCCAATTGCAAGGTGAAAATTCGACTGTTAATGAAGGTTGGACTAAAGCCAATGATGCAATGCGTTTAATACAAGTAGTGGAATGCTATTTGTACATTGACATTGATGGCGATGGTATCGCAGAGTATGTCAAAGTAACCTGCGCAGGTAATGAAACATTTGATACGTTCATCTCAATGGAGGAGATGACAGAAAGTCCATGGATTAGCGCCACAGCTATTTTGATGTCACATAAATTTCAAGGTTTATCAATCTTTGATAGACTGAAAGAAATTCAAGATAACAAAACCGCATTGATACGCAATATTCAAGATAATATATACTTGCAAAATAACCAACGTATGGGTGTTTTGACAGGTCAAGTTAACATGGATGACATATTGGTATCTCGACCAGGCGGCGTAGTTAGAATGTCCAGGCCTGATGCGCTATTCCCAATCATCACGCCTAAGATTGGTATGGAATCATTCGAATTCATGCGTTACCTTGATGAAGTGCGTGCAGGACGTTCTGGAGTATCTGCTGAAGGTAGCGCAACACCACAAAACATTGGCGATCGTGTAGGTTCTCAAGGTGTAGAGCGACTAATGACTGCCAAAGAAGAATTGGTAGGCTTAATAGTTCGCGTATTTGCAGAAACGGGGATTAAACCCCTTTGCTTAAAGATTAGAGATTTAGCGAGGCGTCATGTCGATACCATTGAGAATTTCAAATTTAGGGGTGAATGGGTACAAATCAATCCTGCTCAGTGGAATGAGCGTTCTGAATCAACTGTTCGTGTTGGTACTGGCTCTGGAGATACTACAGCCAAACTAGCAGCAATCAACCAAGTTATTCAAATGCAAACCCAAGCACTACAAATGCCAGGGCAAGCAATAGTTGACCCAACCAAAGTATACTCAGCATTAAATGATTTTTGTAAGTTCTCTGGTCTTAATGGTGCTGATAAGTATTTTATTGACCCGACTAGCGATTCAGGTAAGCAGAAGCAACTGCAATCAGACCAACAAATGCAGGCTGAGAAGCAGAAAGCAGATCAGCAGCAACAAGCAATGATTCAAATGCAAGTACAACTGGCTCAAGCAGAAATGCTTAAAGCTCAAGTTGCACAAGAAAACGTTAAGTTGAAGGGCCAAACTGAACTTGCTAAACATCAGCGTGAAATGGACAAACAAACATACGAAGCTCAATTGGCCCAGCTTGAGTCACAGATTAAGATCGTCCAACAAGTTGCTAACGGCCAAGAGAAAGACGACCGATTGGAGTTTGATTACCAAAAATTGGCATCTGATTTAGCGTTGAGAATAACTGAATTAGAAGCACAATATAAGCAGCAACAATTGGAAATGAGTTATCAGGAAAATAAAGGGGCAACTGAGGAATGACTTTAACATTTAAAAATAGATTAAAATTGTGCTATGAGATTCTGACTAAAAGAAGTGGGCACAAGCAACCTGCTGATAGTAAAAGTCTGTCTATATTCATAGAAGGATACAAAGCTGGTATGAGAGATGCTAGCTATGCAAGGGGTAATACTAGATGACAAATGAAGATCATAGAGACCAACTCATAAGAGAGTCTAAACTGGGTGAGCAAGCTAATATGGCTTGGATGCACTTCATGAAAAAGTACACGGAAGATAAGCAAAGAGAGCTATTCGATGAGTTCTTAAGCGTTGACATCAATACATGTCACTTCGTAAAGTTTAAACAACAAGCCTTGGACCAGATTGTTTCTGGTATCCTACTGGCTATTGAAACTGGCAAACTTGCTGATAAACAATTAGAGGAAAGATAAAATGGCTGATGAAACAACTAACTCTACCCAAGCGGCGAGCGTTGATAATTTAACACAAATGGCCCAGATTTTAATGGGCGAAGATGAAGCACCTGCAAAACCCAAACCAAAAGCTGCAGCCAAGAAGCAAGATGACGAAGAGGGCTCCACCCAATCTAAGGCATCCAATGAAGAAGGCGAGGAAGAAGGCGAGGAAGAAGGCGAACTTGAGCTAAACCTTGATGGTGAAGATGATGGCGAAGAAGAAAATGAAGAAGACACCGATGCCGAAGAAGAAGAGCTGTCTTGGGGCAAGGTTCTTGGTATTGATGAATCTAAAATAGCATTATCTGATGATGGTGAAGTGCTTGGTATCAATGTTAAAATTGATGGTAAGATTGATACTGTACCAGTTAATGAGCTTATTGCCGGTTATCAAACCAACAAAAGTAATACGAACAAAGCCCAAGCCCTGGCAGCAGAGCGCAAGCAGTTCGAAGAAGCAAAACATTATGTTGCAAAAGACTATCAAAAGAAGCTTGAAGACGCTCAAAAATTAACAGTGCACCTTGAAGGTAACTTGTTAAGAGAGTTCCAAGGCGTAGATTGGGAGCAATTGCGATATTCTAATCCTGCAGAATATGCAGCAATGGTACAAGATTTTCAGATGAGACAAGCTGAATTAGACCGTATCAAAAATGCTGTTTATGCTGAACAGTCTGAAGAGCAACAAAAGTTACAAGGGCAATCACAAGCCCAAATGAATGAGTACTTGCAAACACAGGTTGAAAAGGTTATAGAGAAAAATCCTACTTGGGCAAAACCGGAAGTGTTTAAGAAAGCTCTAGGTGAATTTGAAGAATTCATTGAAGAAGCATATGGATTCTCAAAGGGTGACTTTGCGAACATCCAAGATGCTAGAATCTTTGAAGTACTGAAAGACGCTAAAGCTTATAGGGAAGGCAAAAAGATAGCTGATAAAAAGGTTAGTAAAGCTGTTCCTAAATTTCAAAAACCAACTGGTACGCCTGTTAGGAAAAAATCAAAACTTGAAATTTTAACACAACAGGCCAAAAATGCTAAAAACACCTCGGCCAAACGCGATTTGCAAACTTCGGCAATCGCGGAACTTTTATTGAATGGTGGATAAAAATGAGTACCGCAAACCTGGATTCAGCTGACCTAAAAGCTGCACTTAAAGGCGGATTAATCCGCGAAGACGTGATGAACAAAATTTGGGACATTTCAAAAATCCCTTTACCTTTCACTGATATGATTGGGAGCGAAACGCATGATAATTCTTTCACTGAGTGGACGCTTGATGCGCTGGCGGCCGTTGATCTTACTAATGCTGTTGTTGACGGCTCTGATGCTTCCGGTAACAATACTGCGATCGGAACACGCGTGGGCAATCGTTCACAGATTTCTGATAAAGTGGTACGTGTTTCTTTCCGGGCTGATCAGTCAAATGTTATTGGTCGTGCTAAAGAACTGGCGTATCAGTTATCAAGACGCCAACAAGAACTTCGTCGTGATGTTGAGGCTATTGCACTAAGCAACCAAGCTTCTGTAGCTGATGATGGTAATACTACTGCTGGTAAAGTAGGTGGCCTTCCTTCTTGGTTGGTTACTACTCATATCAATGGAACTCCTGGTGGTTTTGATACTTCAACTGGTTTGACAGTTGCGCGTACTTCCGCGGCTAAGTCGGCATTGACTGAAACTAAACTGAAACTTGCTATTGAAACGATCTACAATGCTGGCGGTGACCCTACTATCTTGATGACCCGTCCAGCTGTTATCAGCCGTATCTCTGAGTATCT